TCTGATGAACATTCGTTATCGATATCGCAAAATTGGATATATGGGTACATCAATCAGTTTAAGTTCAAACTAAAACCAATAAATGGGTAAAGGGAGGAAAAAAATACCAACGCAAATAAAAAAAATTCAAGGAACGCTTGATAAATCCAGGGAGGTAAAAAATGAAATGCAAGTTAGCACTTTAAATAAATTACCTGATGCTCCAAATTGGCTAAATCCTATGGCTAAAAATGAGTGGAAAAATGTAACTAATGAGCTTTTGAGCTTGCAAATGTTACATCAAATTGACTTAATTTTATTGGCCGCTTACTGTAATGCCATTAGTTTGCATATTGAAATGGAGCAAATTTTAATGGAGAAGGGTAGAGTGAATCATTACTATAATGAGGATGGAAGTTTAAGGCATAGCCAATGCAAGCCAGAGGTAAAGATTAGCAATGATAGTTTATCTAATGCTTTAAAGATCGCTGTTCAATTTGGATTCACTCCAAGTAGTAGAGGGGGAATCTCAGCTCCTAAAATCACAAACAATACGCAAATAAATTATTTTGATTAGTGCCTAAATATTATTTTGATAAAGAAGCAGCAGATAGAGCTACTAGCTTTATTGAGAAATTTATTACTCACACAAAAGGCGAGCTTGCAGGGCAGCCATTGATTTTAGAAAAGTGGCAAAGGGAAATAGTAGAAAAAATATTTGGATGGAAGAATAAAAAAACTAATCTTAGGCAATATAGAACGGCCTTTATTATGCTTGGGAGGAAGAATGGCAAAACAACAATGGTGGCCGCAATTTTACTTTATTTACTTTTCGCATCTCAGGAAAAAGGAGCGGAATTGTATGCAGCAGCTGGAGATAGAAATCAAAGCGGCATTATCCATGAGATTGCAAAGCAAATGATTCTTAATAATCCAGAGCTTTATGCAAGAGCAAAGATATTAAGAAACTCAATCGTTAATGAAAGCAAAGGGAATTATTTTCAAGCTATTAGTTCTGATAGCAAAACTAAGCACGGATTTAATGCTTATGGAGTTGCTTATGATGAAATCCATACCGCTCCAAATAGAGATTTATGGGATACCTTACAAACATCAACAGGCAGTAGGCGAGAGCCATTAGTGATAGCAATAACAACGGCTGGTTATGATAAGCAAAGCATCTGTTTTGAATTATATTCTTATGCTAAGAAGGTGTTAAATAATTCAATTTCTGATGATTCATTTCTACCAATTCTCTACGAAGCTGAAATGGATGATGATATAACTTTAGAATCTACATGGAAAAAAGCAAACCCTAATTATGGAGTAAGTTTGCGTAAAGAATATATGCAAAGAGAAAGTAAAAAAGCAATAGATGTTCCAAGTTATATGAACTCCTTTAGACGGCTTCATCTAAGTCAATGGACTGAAAACGAAATCAAGTGGATGGGAGATAAGGAGTGGATGGAATGCAAAGGGGAGTTAGGGGATTTAAGTGGAATGGAATGCTGGGGAGGTTTAGATTTAGCTACCTCAAGAGACATCACGGCTTTTGTATTACTCTTTAGAGTAGATAATATCTTTAAAATAAAACCTTATTTCTTTGTTCCAAGAGATAATGCTAAGGCAAGAAGTGATAGGGATGGGGTAGATTATATGAGTTGGATTAGTCAAGGATATATAATTGCAACTGAGGGGAATGTTACTGACTATTCATTTGTCCGAAAAAAAATAAATGAGCTATCAAAAAAATATAGGATACAAAGCATAAGTTACGATCGTTGGAATGCCAGCCAGATTACGATTGATCTAATGTCAGATGGGGCAAATATGAGTCCTCTAGGTCAGGGATTTGCGAGTTTATCCGCCCCTACAAAAATGATGGAAACCCTTATCTTATCAAAAGAAATACAGCATGATGGGAATCCTGTATTAAGATGGATGATGGGGAATGTTCAATTAGAAGTAGATGCAGCCGATAACCATAAGCCAAGTAAGAAAAAATCAAAAGAGAAAATAGATGGAGTTGTAGCTTGTATTTGTGCATTAGCCGAGTATATGAGTGAGGAGAAAGAAGGAGATAGTGTGTATGATAATCGAGGGCTTTTAATATTATGATAGAATTAAAAATATTAGCTTTATTAACTCCAAATGGATTTGATGATAGATTTTGGAAGTATGCAAAGGAAACTAAAACATATATAGAGGCGTATGAAAAAACTGAAATTGAACATCAAAAACATTTTGGAAAGCGTAAATATTCGGACTATAATAGCTACCGAAATTGCCGAGATAGAAGAATAAAACGCAAAAAACCTATTTAACATAATAAAATTATACGATTTTTTAGGGCAAAAATCCTTATCAAGTGAATTGCATAGGATTGATTTTTAGAAGTTTTTGATATATGGATAAGTAAAAAGGGAATAATGCCCTGTAATCGCATAAAAACCGCCTTAAAAATAAAATTAGCATAAATGCAAAAAGGTTGCATAATTAAACATTTTTATTATCGTATAATTGCAAAATTCCTAAAAATATATAGAATTGGCAATCACTGATTTCTTTACAAACTTATTTAAAAAACCTGAAAAAAGAGATTTTATTTCCGCAATGAATGCTATTAGCAGAGGTGCAAGTAGTGGAGTTTCGGTTGATAAAAATACTGCTTTAACTTTTACAGCTGTTTGGAGTGCGGTTAGATTACTCTCCGAATCCATTAGCATTCTTCCTATTAATATTTATCAAAGAGAAAAAAATGGGGATAAAACATTAGCTCTTAACAATCCATCTTATTATTTATTACATAATGAGCCGAATAATTACATGAGTTCGGTTGCAATGTTTGAAAAAATAATGATGGATCTCTGCCTTTCAGGGAATTCTTTTGTGCATATAGTTAGAAGCCCAAGAGGATTAGTTCAAGCATTGATTCCGTTGAATGCACAAGATATTAAAGTAAAAATAAATGAGGGGCAGATTTTTTATCATAATGAGAATAGTGATGTAGTTTTAGATGATTATGATGTTCTCCATTTTAAAGGAGTTAGCCAAGATGGAATTATGGGGCTTTCACCTATTACTCAAAATGCAAACGCTATTGGATGGGGTATCAGTTTGGAATCCTATGGCTCAAAATATTTCACCAACTCCGCTAAGCTCTCAGGCGTATTGGAAACAGATAGAGCTTTAAGTGAGGAAGCGATAGATAGATTAAGAAACTCATTCTCAAATACTTATAATAGCTTGCAAAACGCTCAATCTACTGCTATACTTGAGGAAGGATTGTCTTTTAAACCCATTACTATTAGCCCAGAGCAGAGCCAATTTTTGGCCAGTAGGGTTTTTTCAATCCAAGAGGTCAGTCGCATGTTCTCAATCCCAAGTTTCATGCTTCAAGAACATTCAAAAAGTTCCTTCAATAATATCGAATCATTAAGTCAAAGCTATGTAACTTATACTTTAATGCCTTATATAAGAAGAATGGAAAGTGAAATGAATAGAAAATTATTTAAGACAAATGAAAAAGGGAAATTATTTGTGGAATGGAATGTAAACGGATTGCTCAGAGGAAATATAAAAGATAGAAATGATGCGTATAAAACAGGAATAAATAATGGATTTTTAAGCATAAATGAGATTAGAAGAAAAGAAAACATGAATAGTATTCCAGATGGGGATAGCCATTACATGCCATTAAACATGACAACAATAGATAAATTAGAAGAAGATGCCAGCTGAGGAATGCAATAACGGATTATGGAAATGGGGTGAAACAGGGGAATGCAAATATGATTCTCAGGAGGAAGCTGAAGAAGATAATAAAGAATATAATGAGGAATCCGAAAATAAAGAGGAAATAAATACGGAAATAGAAGTGCAAGTGGATGAAGAATTTGAAAAAGATGAATCCTTTTATGATACAGAAAGAAATAAACCTTTTCAAAAAGAGGTAAAAGATATTTGGACAAAAACAATAACTATGGAAAAAAGATATTTTAACATTGATACCAGAACTGAAAAAAGAGATGATGGCTCAACAACCATAACAGGACATGCTGCTGTATTTAACCAAATGAGTAGCGACTTGGGAGGATTTCGAGAAATCATAGCAGATAATGCTTTTGAAAATGTATTAGAAGATGATGTAAGAGCTTTGGTAAACCATGATCCCAATTTATTATTGGCAAGGACTACAAGCGGAACTCTAAATTTAGAACAAACAGATGAAGGATTGCAATATACATTTGATGTTCCTGATACAACTTATGGTAGAGATTTAGTAATTTCAATGGAGCGAGGTGATATAACTCAAAGCTCATTCGCATTTACGATTGAGGACGATAGCTGGGAAACAACTGAGAAGGGAGAAGTTAGAACAATTAATAAGGTAAAAAGATTGTATGATGTTTCTCCAGTAACCTACCCCGCTTATCCTGATGCAGATGATTTAACATTAGCTCAGCGTTCATTGGCTGTATATAAAGAAAAAGAGGAAAACAAGAAGCAGGAAAAAGATTTAGTAAAAAGAAGTTTGCTAAAATTAAAGATAGAATTAAAGAAAAGAAAGTAATAAATTAAAAAAAAAGAAAAATGAAAAGTATAGAACTTAAAGAATTGCGTTCTGAAACTTTAGGAGAATTGGAAGTAATCCAAAAAACTGCTGAAGCTGAGGAAAACCGTGATTTGACAGAGGAGGAAAATACAACTGTTGATGCCCTATTGGCAAAGGCAGATGATTATGCTTCCAAAATTGAAAGAGCTGAGAAGATTGAAAAATCATTAAGAGATGCTGCTAAAGTTAGCGGAGCATCAGTTCAAACAATAAACACAGAGAAAACAACAAGAGGATGGAGCTTATTTAAAGCCATCAATGAAGTTAGAAAAGGAACTTTAACAGGTATTGAAGCAGAAATGCATCAAGAAGCTGAAAAAGAAAACAGAGGAGCTATTGAAGGTATTGGAATGCCAGCTTTTATGACAGAAAAAAGAGCTTATGTAGATCAAGGAAGTTCAGCTATTGCACCATCTGTAACTACTGCTTTTGCAGATGCTTTAGTAGAAGGTGGATTGTGGAATAATGTTGGCCTTACAAATTTAGGCAATATGAGTGCAGATACTATTGTGCCAATTACAGGAGCTAATGCGGTTGCATGGGCAGCTGAAAATGCAGCTGGTACAGATACTTCTGCTGATTTTGGGAAAGTAACTTTAACTCCAAATAGAGTAAATGGATATTCTAATGTGTCTAATGTAATTATTGCTCAAAATGGAGGTGCAGCAGAGGCAGCTATTATGAGAGATATGGGTAGACAAGTTAGTGCTGTTATAGATGCTAATATGTGGGCTTCTGGCTCTGCTCCAGCAGCAGGCCCAGCAAACATTGTATCAACATCAGGAGTTTTAACATTTACAGAAGCGGCATCAACTGATCCAGCTTCCGATATGCTTGAAGCTATCCAAACTATTGCTGATGATCATGGATTAGATGGAAATCTTGGATTTGTAAATTCTTTTGTAGGATATTCTGCAATCAAATCTGATGCCTTAGTTGGCTCAGTAAGTCCATTATATAAAGATGATATGTTAGCTGGTTATCCTGGCTACTTCTCATCAGCACCAGATGGAACAGCAGGAACATCATTTGATGGTATGTTCGGTGATTTTAGCCGTATATTCTTCGCCTCATTTGGTCCTACTTCTATTTTGGTGGATCCTTACAGTGCTGCAACAAATAATGCAACAAGATTAGTTCTTAATCAGCATTATGATTGGGGATTAGCAAGTGGAGCTTCGTTTGTTAAATATACAGCTTTACTATAATAGTTAGGAATTAATAATTTAAAGGGGTGGTGGAATTACTGCCACCCTTTTTTTTAACTAAAAAGATATGGCTAAAAGTTTTGCAGTAGATACGGCAGCAAGTGCGGCAATTTTAACAACAGCCGAAGCTAAAACCCATTTAAAGGTGGATACAGATGCGGATGATACTTATATAGATAATCTAATAAGTGCTGCAACGGAATCTGCTCAAATATTTACCAATAGATATTTTATTAATACTACCATAACTCAGTATGGAGATACATGGAGTGATATATCTACTTTATTTAAAAGTAAAGTTAATAGCATTACTTATATCAGATATTATGATAGTGATAATAGTTCTCAAACATTAGACACTTCTGTTTATCTTACAGATTTGAATCATCAACCAGCGAGAATTGGTTTAAAACCCAATCAATCTTTTCCATCATTAGCAGATAGAATTAACGCTGTATTTTGCAAGTATGTAGTAGGTTATGGAAGTGCAGCATCTGATGTGCCAGAAGGAATAAGGCAAGCGGTACTTTTAACTGTTGGAAATTGGTATGAGAATAGACAAAATGTGGTTGTAGGACATTCGGTAAATGAGCTACCAAAATCGGCTCAATATTTATTAGAGCAATTTAAGGTACAAACAGTATGTTAATTGGGGAACTTGATAGAAGAATAATTATTGAGCAACCTACTGTTAGTACTAATAGTTATGGAGAATTGGAAGTTGATAGCTGGATTGAAGTTAGAACAGTATGGGCAAAGGTAGAATGGAAAGGAGGATCTGAGGGTGAGGATTCTGATAAGATAACAGCTACAACTAAGGTAAATTTTTATATTAGGAATTTAGATTTAGATAATTTTTTAAATGGTTCTCCAGTGCCAACCATGAAACATAGAATAAATTTTACTCCTCAAGGAACTGCAAAATATTATTATATTCATAATATTGAACAGATTGAGGGGAGAGAAAGTTTTTTGAAAATAATAACAGAGGAAAAGGACTAATGGCACAAGGGCAAATAAAATTACAGGGAGCAAAAGAAATTGCAAATATGTTTGGAGATTTACCCAAACAAATAAAACAATATAATGTATGGAAAGCTCTTTGGCGTAAAATAGGTAAAGATGCTTTGGAAGAAGCTAAAAGTAAAGTACCGAAAGATACAGGAAGATTAAGAGATAGTATAAGATTTTTTACTACAAGAAGAACGAAGAAATTTATGGGCATTTATTTTGGTCCACGATATAAAGGAGTGTATAAAAGTAAAGAAAAATCTGGTTTTTATGGTGCTTTTATAGAATATGGAGATGAGGTTATGTTTTGGGGAAAAGGGAAAGGAAAAGCTCAAAAATATATGCAACCAGCATGGGATAATCATAAGATTAGAATGACAAAAAATGCTTTTACTGAAGCCATAGATATAGTTGCAAAGGCAATTAAAAGGCATGAAAAGAGAATGCAGAAATTTGGAAAATGGGGATATTAAATGTTAGTAGGAAAAGCAATATATAGTTTATTAAGTGATGATGCAGCTGTTGATGCAATAATTTCAGATAGAATTTATCCAAATGTTGCTAAGCAATCAAGTGCATTTCCTTTTGTTGTTTATACAGTGACAGGAGATAATCCAACAGATACAAAGGATGGAGTAAGCCCATTGGATGAAAATGCAGTTCTTATTTTATGTTATAGTCAAACATATAGTCAGGCATCAGATTTGGCGGATAAAGTTAGAACAGCATTAGATAGAAAAGATGGAACTTATGAAGGAGTTAATATACAAGGAATACAATATTTAAGTTATAGTGATGATTTTGATGTGAATGATGATAATGATGGCGTTTATGTTAAATCATTAAATTTTAGAATTAGAGTAATAAACTCATGAAAAAACAAAGACACAAATTAATAAAAGATTGGGATAGTAAAAGACATGGCAAGATTATGACAAAAGGTATGTTTATGATAATTACTAGAGAATCTGAATTGGAAGAATTAATAGAAGGAGAGCATATTGTTGCTCCAAAGAAAAAAATAAAAAAACCTAAAAAAATAAAAGATAATGGCAGCATTGACATTACAACAGATAACTGAAACAGGAGGTAGTGTAACTTATTCAACTGCAAGTGCTGGGGATGGTGATACTGCTGATAATAGTGGAAGTACCTTTTTGCATATTAAAAATGGAAGTGGAGAAACCTCTACAATAGCAACTATAACTGCTCAAACTACAAGTGTAGAAAATAGCATTTATGGAGATTTGACAAAAGCAAATGCCACCGTTACTATTGTAGCAGGGGCGGAAGCATTTATAGGACCATTTAAACCAGCAGCTTTTAATTTGTCTGGTGATATTGTGATAACCTATTCATCAGTAGATAACGTAACAATTGCGGCATTATATATATAAAACAAAAATTAATTAATTAAAAAAATAGAAAAATGGCAAATTTAACAACAGCATTAAACGGAACGGACATAAAAATTATGGATGCTTCCTCAGCTATTCTTGTTGCTTATGCTCAGAGTGGCACATTAAATGTTAATATGAGTACAAGGGATATAAGTAATAAAGAAAGCTCTGGATGGACTGAAAGTATGGAAGGCGCAAGAAATTGGGATATAAGCGTGGATGGTGCTTATGCATGGGTGGATACAAGTGATGCGGATTTAAGTAATAGTGCGGATGATGTTCTTAATTCATACATAATTACAAGAGCGCAAGTAACAGTACAATTTGGAACTGACGGCACAAGCACAGGAGATACTTATTATGAAGGAAAGGGATGGCTCACAGCTTTTAGCGTTTCAGCACCAACAGAGGATACTGCAACTTATTCTATATCCATAACTGGATCTGGAGGAATTACTCAAAATGTATCTTAAATAACCTAATACTCAATACCCCATTCGCATCCTTTTTTCAGGTGGGTTGCGTTTGGGTGAGGGTATTTTTTAAAACTTGAAAAAATGGAAAATTATACTTTTGTAGAATTAGGAGGGAAAAAATATCCAATCAAATTTGGATTCAATGCTCTTAGAAAATATTCAATGCAAACAGGAACAACATTAGCAGATTTAAACAATATAGGAGAAAATATGAGTTTGAATGATGCCTTAATTTTGATTCATTGTGGTATTGAAGATGGACATAGGACAGCTAAACAAAAATGTGTACTATCATTAGATGAATTAGCTGATAGTATGGATGGCGATATGGAAGGCATTGCAAGATGCATGGAAGTATTAGCTGAAATGATGGGAGGGAGTACTGAAAAAAAGCAAAAACCCAAGAAAGCAAAAAGCTAACTTGGGATAAAATTGAGGGCATTGCTTTTGGGCAAATGGGAATGAGTGTTGAGGACTTTTATGATATGATTCCAAGACACTTTTTTAATAAAATGGATGGATTCTTTCAATTAGAGCAATTAAGAGATAGAAGTGCATGGGAAAGAATAAGATGGCAAACTTGTTATTTATTAAATATCCAAATGCCAAGAGGCAAACAATTAAAATTAAAAGATTTGATTCATTTTGCTTGGGAAAAGAATGATAAAAAAGCTAAAATAAATTATAAAAAATTGAAGGCGAGAGCTGAATATATAAAGAAAATGGAAGAACATGGCAAGTAAAAGTATCGGAATGTTAAACATAGTTTTTGGAGCTGATCTTAGAGGTTTTGAAAGGGCTATGAAAAAAGCTCAAAAAGGATTAAAGAAGTTTGGCTCAAAAATGAAAAAGATTGGTGGCAATTTATCAAGGAATGTAACCATGCCACTACTTGCAGTTGGAGGAGCATCAGCAAAAATGGCATTGGATTTTCAAAAATCCATGACCAAAATAAATACTTTAGTAGGCGTATCAGCAGAGGAAGTTGAGAAATTAAAAAAGAGTGTTTTAGCATTATCTGGAAAAACAGCAACTGCTCCAAATGAATTAGCAGAAGGACTTTATTTCTTAACATCAGCTGGGCTAAATAGCAAAGATGCTATGGAAGCCCTTGAACAAGTATCAAAAGGAGTTGCAAGTGGATTAGGTGAATCCGCTGATTTATCAAATGTTGCAGCGGCAGCACAGAATGCTTACGGAAAAGAAACAATGTCGGCATCTAAAGCATTGGATATTTTTGGAGGTATGGTGAAAACTGGGATGTTTAATGCTTCTGAATTAGCATCTGTTCTTGGAACTCAACTTGGATTATCAGCAAGTTTAGGAATTAGTTTTGAAGAAGTAGGAGCAATGATTTCTACTTATACTAAAACAACAGGAGATGCCAACGCAGCTACAACAGGGCTATCAGGAGTGATGATGTCATTCGCTAAAATTACTCCAAAACAAGAAACCGCATTAAATGCAGTAGGATTAAGTGCAAAATCTTTAAGAGATATGCTATCCAAACAAGGATTGCAAGGTACTCTTTTGGAAATGCAAAAAAGATTCAAGGCAAATGGAGTTGAGTTATCTGAATTTTTTAGTAAAAGCCAATCATTAAAAGCAGTTCTGGGGGTTTTAGGAAATCAAACAGGAACATATAAAGATATTCTTTTAGAATTGGAAGAATCAGTTGGATTTGTTAATGATGCTTTTGATGAAACAGCCGAAACATCTTCCTTTAAGATGGAAAAGGCAATGAATGATTTAAGAGTGGCTGGAACAATGTTAGGAGAGGAGTTATTTCCTGTTGTTGATGCGATTGCAAAGAAAATTAGCAAACTAGCTAATTGGTTCTCAACTTTAGATGAAACTGGCAAAAAGAATGTAATAATGATAGCTGGATTGATAGCTGTGATTGGTCCAGTAATAATGGCTTTTGGACAACTGAGTATAGGAATCTCTGCTTTAATTGGTGGTTTTACAACATTAAATGCAGTTATGGCGGCTAATCCTATTGGAGTAATAATAGTAGGTATCGCAGCTTTAGTTGGAGCATTTTATTGGCTTGTTACAAGCTCCTCTGATACTGCCAGAAATATAAGGAACTTTTTTACTTTTATGGCAAATGGAGTTATTATGTCTATCAATACAATAATTGAGGCCATAAATTTAATAAATCCTTTTAAACAAATAAAACCAATTAAGCTCTTTAGCTATGAAACAAAAAAGGAACTTAAACAAGTTGAAGATGGAGCAAAAGATGCTGCTAAGGAAATTACAAATTTAGCTAAAGGATTAGAAGGCGGAGGAGTAACTACAACAGGAGGTGGTGGTACAGGAGGAGCTATGCCAACAGAAGCTATGCCAATAATAGGATTATCATTAATGCCAACGGAATTACCTGACTTTAAACCTTATGGAGATTTGACACGAAATGAATTTGAAAAAATCTCAAATGATATTGAAGCACAATGGGAAGAATCCTCTATGACAATGGAGGAACAAACAGCTTATACTATGGGTGTTATGATTGAGAATTTTATGGAATTTGGGAATAAGGTAAAACAAGTTATGTCAGGAATAGGAGATGTGATAAGTGCTACCAACGAAAAGGAACAAGCTGAGTTTGATATATGGAGGGAAAGTCAAGAAGAAAAAACTGATATTTTGGATGAGGAAATGGAGAAAGAACTTGAAAGAGTTGAAGCATCTAATATGAGTGATGAGGAAAAGGCAGCTAAAAAAATAGCTATTGAGGAAAGATATGCAGAAAAAAAGGGAGAGATTGATGCTATGATAGATAAAAAGGAAAAAGCTATGAAACGCAAACAAGCTATAAGGGATAAAGCAATGGCAATAGTATCTGCTATTATAAGCACAGCTGAAGCCGTTGCAGCCAATCTTAAATTTCCTCCATTAGCAGCTTTAATTGGGGCGTTAGGAGCAGTTCAAATAGCAACAATAGCATCTACTCCAATTCCTTTTGCTCAAGGCGGATTGGTTACAGGACCAACATTAGGACTTATAGGAGAGGGTAGTGGCACCAGTGCTTTTAATCCTGAAGTTGTATCTCCTTTGGATAAATTAATGGGGATGATGGGAGGTGGTTCTGTTGATGTGCATGGTAGAATAAAAGGAGAAAATATAGTTTTAGTTTCAGACAAAGCAGAAATATCAAGAGAAAGATTCATATAGATGGCAATAACACATAAAGATAGATTCAATGGTTCATGCATCTCTAATAATGGGCGAATTTATCTATTTAAGATCTATGACAAAAATTGGTCAGGAGCTACCACCGAAATATCAGCTGGAAGTGGTGGTATAAATATCAAATATGATACAAGTGGGCAGGAAAAATTTAGCCCTATAATAGCTTCAAAATGTACTATTTCCCTAGTTATTGATAGAACTATTAGAGGACAATGGCTGGAGCAATTCATAACAAGTTTAAGAGAAACCTATGAGGAAGGAGATGTAACCCTTGTTATTTGGAATAATAGTAATATTTCAAACGAACCTTTATGGAGCGGAAATGTTACAATAGATTTAAGTGCTAAGGAAGATGTATCAAAACCTTATGAGATAGAATTAACCGCAACAGATGGAATTGGGCTATTGAAAAACTACGATATGGTAGCAACTCAAGGCACCAATCCTTATGCCTCTGCTGATACTTATATAAGTGATGGATATCAAACTTTTATTTATTGGATTAAAACTATTTTGGAATATTGCAATACCCCTGATTCCGATTCTACTGATGGTGATGTTGGAGATTATACATTTTCAACTGCTGTTGATTGGTGGTATGAAGATCATCCAGCTCCTGATGTAAACAATTGCCCTTTAGATTATACTCAAGCTCAGATGTTGGGATCTTATGAAGTAACAGCTGAAGGATTATATAAGGTTAAAAATGTATATGAAGTATTGGAATCTATTTGTAAAATGTGGGGTATGCGAGTAGTTTTTTGGAAGAATAGATTTTGGTTTACTCAAGTTGGATTATATAATACAGCGGATATCGGAACTTTAGCAACTCCTGATAATGTGGATAGTCAGATTTGGACAAAGGCAGGAGTTTTTTCAAGCAGTCAAGAGTATTTAGGAGATACATGGTTTTCATTATATAGTCAAGATATTGAAACCAATGCTGGAGGATTTAAAGGTGGATTGCAAAAATTAGAGGGAAGCAAATGGGATTACTATCCTAAATTAAAAGAGGTTAATGTTGATTTTGAATCAATTTCAAATAATAATTATTTTATAAATTTTCCTTTAGTTTCAGGTGGTGGAGTTTCTGCAAATAGTATAGATAATATTACATCAAGTTCATTAGGAACTATAACTGGAGCGAGTGGTTTCGGGGGGTTTAATATAAGAATTGATTTGCAATATGATCAAGGAGTAGGAGTTGTTACTTGTGCAAGAAATTGGAGTATTCGAGCAAAGCCAACAGCTGATTCAGATTTTGCAAATGGGTATTTTTTACGCCCAGATATAAGTAGCACTCATGCATCTGGACTTATATGGGATAATTATCCAGGCATAGCAACTAATATTTTCCGAAATACATTTTATTATGATTCTAATACTGCGACATGGATAGATAATATAAGAAATTCGCTAATATTTAATCCCACTGCATTACCCTCTTATACTTGGCAGGGTACAATATATGCAGGAATTATTCCTACCGATTCAAACTTCACAGGGGATTGGGATTTTGAGATATTTACATTGGGAGTATGGATTGATAATAATGGAGATAAATGGTATGGACATCATTCTTCTTCAACTAACGCCATTTATCCAGGTTACAACTTATTATACCCTCCAGCAGGGAATACTGCTCGAGATTATTATGATGTTTATGATACGAATGGAAATCCTGTATCTCAATTTAATCCTGTTCTAGGTAGTGTAATTGGAGGAATAAATCAAACAACAAAAGTTTATTCTTCAAGAAGTGAAACACAAAAACAAGAAGTTAAAGATATCTGGTGGGGAGATACTCCAACTTATGGAGAGCCAAATTCATTAATTTATGATAATGGCGCTGGCACTACTGGATATACACAACCTACTGGACTTTGGAGAAATGGTCAAACTGGAACATTTAACAAAACATTAAGTGAATTATTATGCGAGGCAAGATTATTTAATCAACAGCAATCAGATTACAAATGGAGCTTAGTTACAGCTGTAAGTGAGGATAATAGATCAAAAGATGATGGAACAGCGGTGCGACCAGTTTACATTAATCCAGTTGGAAGAATACAAGACACCGTTGAGGAGGTTTTTTATTATATGCTCAGAGGTTCGTTCAATATTTTATGGGATGAATGGCAAGCTGAATGGTTGGAAGTTTCTCTTGATAATAGTATATCCACCACCACATCAACAACAGGAACAGGGGGTGTCGATCCAGATGATAATGTTGCTAGTGCGAGATTGGCAGGTTCATCATCTCCTCAAAGAGCAAATGAATTATTTTTAACATCTTTAAGAACATCTTTAGCAAGTGGAACAATAACATCTATTCCAATAAATGCGCTTGCCTTAGATGATGCCTATGGTGGTGTGATTGATATCATAAAAAGTGGAGATAAATTTATTCTTGAAAGTCCAAAAGGGGGGTATGTTGAGGAATTTGAGGCAAGTGCTGATGTAGGAGATACTGATACAACTATAAGTGTAGTGTCAAAAGCTATTGCACAAGATTTCGATATAAATTCAAGTATCATTATTAATAATAGGGATTTATATAAACAATATCAACATAAAACAAGGGGAACAGTTGCAGGATTTACAGTAGATACAGATGGTATTGCAAAAGGTGGTATTGAAATAACTGATTGGTTGGATTCAGATACAATGGAGGGAGCATCTGACACCTCACTTCCCACTTCCGAAAGTGTTAAAGCGTATGTAGATAGTCAAGTAGGTGCAAGTGATACATTGCAGGAGGTAACGGATAATGGAAATACTACTACAAATAATATAAAAATTGGCAGTAGTTCAACTCCATCTGAGGCATTAGATGTTGAAGGGGATGCATTGATAAGTGGAGATGTTATGGCGGATGCATATAAACCTGCTGGAGCTGGTGAGCCAATTAAATTTAAAAACTTTGGAAGTACCGAACTTGCACGGATTGAAGATGGAGGCAACGTAGGTATCGGAACGACTACCCCAAGTGCACTGTTGAGTATTGGCACATCAGTAGCTAATAGTAAATTGTTAATTTATGATGGTGGGGGGGCAGATACTTACGGTTTCGGTATTTCAGCAAGTTTATTAAGAATCCATAGTTCTGCAACTACCACAGATATTGGATTTTTCGGAGGTGCATCTGGGACAGAAGTGATGAGAATAGAAGGAAGCGGCAACGTCGGTATTGGAACAACCTCACCTGCAAGCTTACTCCACGTGGCAGGTACTGTTCAAGTAGGAGTTGATGGTACAGGTCATGACGTTAAGTTTTTTGGCGATACAGCTGGGAAGTATATGTTGTGGGATACTAGTCAGGACGCGTTGAGGTTAACTGATAACACCGAACTTAGAATAGGTAATGGAAATGATTTAAGGTTATATCACGACGGTAGTAATAGTAGTATACAAAATTATACTGGTAATTTTAGATTTTATCAAATTGTTGCGGATGCTGATATGATTTTTTATTGCGACGACGGCTCGGGAGGAACTACAGCTTATTTAACGTTAGATGGTGGGTTAGGTTATACAACGGTTCAGAAAAATATAAGGTTTGCAGATAATGTTTATTTGAAACTTGGCGATAGTGGCGATTTAAATCTTTCAACTGATGGCTCTCATGGTTACATTTCTAATA